GATGTTACGCCCTTGCGCTTTGGCTTCGGCGATAAGTTTTTTTTCTCTTTCGTTCAAAGTCAAATGCTGCTCGTCTAGCGGTAACCGTGAGCGGGAGACCGCTCCAGTTACGAATTTGAGTCCAAGAAGTTTTTGACGACGTTCCCATAACTCATCCAGTTCTGCATTTGAGACTGGACCTCGAAAGTCCTGAACATACGAAACAAATTCTTCGTATGTCGCCTCGCGAGGGAGGACAGCCATTAGGGGCGAGGACCGAAGCCTTCTGCATTCCAACCTTCAAGACGAGGCTGCGGATCTACATTAGGTTCAACTTTTCCGGTTTGACCATGCTGATTGAATGGTGTTTCACGAACTGAAGTTTCACCGTATCCGCCCGTCATGTGAGCGTATTCTGGGTTATCGAATCTTTGAGCAAAATCCTGAGCGCCACCCGGCTCCCATATCGGATTTGCTACTACGGAACCGCCGCGTTCCATTTTGTTGTTGCCGCCTGATGTGCCAGAACCGTCAACATTTTGACTGGCGCTGGTATGCGAAACAAATCTTGCCATAATTGAAACCTCCTAGGTTCCTATAGTCTCCTAAATACTATGGTTACAGTGTCCCACGCATACTGTGTTTTCCGATGTGCATATCGTCAGTTTCTTCAGGTTTAACCAGCCTAGAGAACCAATCCACAGTCCAATAATCGTCCACTTTCTTTGTAAATTCAGGCATAAACGCGTATTGACGCATCTGATTAGCCAACGCTAAAGCCATAACACGGTCATCGTGAGGACTTCCTGCCATAGAACCCCGACTGGTGCGAATATAAGTGCGTAATTCCGCTAAAGTGTACCTGTCGTGAATGATTAACTCCTCAGAACGTAAAGCCATACCCAAATCGTCAATCAACAAAGGTTTAGTAGTGCGAGTAGTTTTCCAACCAAACTCTTGAGAAACCTTAGTGGTTGACTGATTCAAACTTCTTTTACGGAAAAGATTAGGATGACCTAAATGACGTAACTGAACCAACGTTGTTAACCCGTGGTTATTCGACTCGACGCAAGTTAAAGCATCCTTATACCACAAAGCCAGATTGTAAACTTCATTAGCCAACGTGTCAGGAGGAATGTGACCATGCCAAATTGCTGCTTGTTCACCAGTACGCACTTCCAAAACTTGAACGCAAGAATAGTCGCCGTGAACTAAACCTTCAGCAGTATCAACCCCGATACAATAAATTTTACTAGCGTCCGGTTCACGCCAAACTGTGAGCATCTTTTCTAAACTCCACTACTCTCGGATAAGGATTCCACAAATAGCCTCCTTGACCTTCTTCAACATCCCCCATCATTCTTTCTAAAACATCCAAATCAAAAACAGGATTACCTGACTTAATGAAAGCCTCTTCTGGAGAAGAAGGATACTCCTGAGCCAACTGCCATGCAAGCATAGATTCTTTTTTAGATTCATACCAAGTGTCATCTCTGTCCTCCGTAGCAGACCAAGGAAAAAACATTGGTTCAAATTTGTTGTTACCAGTCTCAGCCCCAACCCACAATTCGTGAAAAAAATTACCGGAACCATTAGCAGTGGACAAACCAATGATCCTACCGCCAACGTCAGCGACAGGTTCTATAGAAGCCCACGCTTCTTCAGGGTTTGGAAGGAACGCCCATTCGTCAACCACAACCAGCGTAGCCGACTCACCTCTAGCAGGATCGGATGCTGAAGGCATTGAAGTAATTTGCGACCCGTTATCAAACCCCATTTTTTGCTGATGCTCGACAAGCGATTTAGGACCACGTTCCACCATCCATTCAGGTAAATGAGAAAAACCATACTTTGATTTTCTTAACAACAACACAGATTCACGTTCAGTACGCGAAAGGTCAATAATGTTCTGATCAGGATAAAAATACGCTAACCAAAACTGGTGAGCAGCAACCAGAGTAGTCCAACCTATCTGACGTGCTTTTAATGTGAGACTGTAACGATGCGTGGACCAGTGTTGTAATGCGGTTGATTGTGCGCGTCGTAAATCAAAAAGGATACGCCCGTGAGCAGGATGAGCAATATGCCAATACTTATGTAGGAAATAAGACTCATCTCTTTCACAACGTCTCCATTCAGCCTCTTGTTGTAATTCAGTTAGTCGAGACATCGAAACTCCACCATAACTGAAACACGTAACGTGTCTCATCTGATTTCACCGGCATCGTATGATGAGAATGAGTCCAACCAGAAGGAAAGATAACCAACTTCCCCACTTCCGGTTTAACCTCTAAACCATGCTCAGGAAAAACTAACTCGCCTCCTTCAGAGACATTAGACAAAAAACAAACCCCAGTCAAATGTCTCCTACTTAAATATCCTTCAGGAAAATAATCGGCATGAGTAGCGTGATAAGCCTGACCTGTGTGATACTTCAAAATGTTGTACGTTTCTTCCAAATCGAAAGGAGGGAACTTGCAGGCATCAGGATACTTTTCCAAATACTTCTCCAAACAAGCATTAGCATAATTCAACACCGGCACATGAATAGGAAACAAACTACTCACATCATATTTTTGAATAAAAGAATCTCGGAAATCTTTATTAACATTAAAACCTTCGTTACCGCCAACTAAAGCAGGCTGCCACTCTCTACTCTCAGCGTTTTTAATAACATCAGAAACGTTCAAAAAATCTGTAGTGTACTCTTCAATAAACATCAAACATAAACTTCAACAAAAGCGCTGCATTGCGGACAACTCAAATTAGTCACCATCGAAAAAGAATCATCATCTACAAGGTCGTGATCTGCGCCCCAAATCAACTCAGTGTTACAATGCCAACAATTCATATTTCACCCCGGATGGTTCATCAAAAATTCTTCATATTTTTCTGGTGAATCCAAGATTATCGTAGTGTACGAATAACTTCCGCCATCCTTCTTATCTTTTCCCAACGTCACAGTAATAGCACCCACAAGAGTACCAATAGCCACCAACAAACCTGTTATCGCCGTAATTAATTTAACTGTCTTATTCAATTTACCTCCACAAAAATGCACTCTCCGGGGCATTCCTCAGCAGCCTCAATAACAGGCTCTACCAGATCATCAGGCACTTGAACAGCGTCAGTCATCTCATGTGTAGGTTCTTTAGGTGTCTCAGAACCTGCTTCCTTAACATAAAAAAGCCCATCCTTATGTCCATAAAAAATGGAAGGACATATCTCTTCACATAAACCATCTCCTGTACAAAGGTCCTGATCAATCCAAACTTTCATTTAATTCACAGTCCAATAAGACTGTTCAACAACCATCAACAAATAACCAACAGAATCTTTAACCTCATTAAGTTGCCGTTCCAAATCGTCAACCTTCCATTCCATGTCATTAGCAGAGTTCATACGACCTTGCAGTTCTGCAACCTGTCTAACCAAATCTGTTATCTGCCAACCGTAATCTTGCTGATCGCTTCCTAAATCGACACCAAACTGTTCAGCGACACGCCTATCAAGATCATCGACTTTCCATTGCAAATCAATTAACGAATTACGGGCAGATTCAAACTCGCCAACCTGACCGACAACTTCCATACGAAACTCGTTTTGCTGATTCCAAGTAGACTCAATGTCTTGTCTCAAAATTCGGGCTTCTGTTCTAATAGTATCAATCTGTTCCGCCTGAGTGCTAATCTCAACCCACACATCAGCCTGATCTTGATACTGGTCACGCAAACTATCAATCTCACCAAACAAAATAGTAGTACGATTATCCAACTCGTTAGCCAAAGAAACAGCCCCAGCCAAATCCTCAATAGCGTAAACCATTTCATCAACAGCATCCGAATTGTCATCAATCTGAGAACGGATCATCAAACCCTGCCACACAACAACAGACACCACACCAATAATGCTGACAAGCATCCCAAGGTTAAGTTTTAAACGAAACTGTTTCCAGTTAGTCAAATTCTCTGTCATCTACTGGAACCACGACTGTATAGTCCGGGACAACACCCCCACCAGATACACTGTAGATGCGCCAACCGCCCCCATTATCAACAGAAGTATCCAATCTTTCCCTGACGGCGGTCTCATTGGCAAGATTCGCAACTCTCAGGGTTTTCCACCCCGCAAACGAGTTCCTCTTCGTCCGAAAAAATATCGTATTCTTCAGATGAAAAGGCACCATCATAAACAAATTCAGGGCGCTCCCCCAACGATTCCTCACGCTCATAATCAACCCTCCCCATCAACAACCCTCAAATGATGAACCTGAGCCATCAACTCGTCAGCCAACTCGTCATCAGACAACATAGCCGCATCCTTGTCCTCAACAACAACACGACGCTTAGGAGTAAACTTCTCAATATACTGCAAATACAAAGACGCAGCCTGAACAGAACCACCCACAGCCTGAGCGTGCAAAGCATCAATAACACCCTGCGTACGCTCAGGATGAATATTCAACTCCGCCGCACGACGATCCCACTCCTTAGCAAACCGAGGATCACGCTTAATACGACGAATAGAATCAGGAGAAACCCCATTCTCCAAAGCCCAATCCTTCTGAAACTTAGGAACCCTATCGGGTCCCTGAAGAAGCCAGTCTAAAAGATTCTTCCACTTCTTAGGCATAATCTTTTCGCCTGTCTCTTCGTCTGTCAACCAGCCGCGTCCGCCACCATTCTGAGCCATAACAACCAAACCTCCAATAAAAGTACCCGCGCTGTCCCAACCCGCAATGTTACAATCATGTTACAATCAACTAAAAAAGTGGGACACCCAAACCTATAAACATGAAAGCCATGCCATGCCATGAAAGCAACTACCATAAAAGTTGCGTACAGTCCTCCGGTGAACAAATCCAGAACTATGCCCCAACGCCTATGGATATCTATACATATATTTGTTTGTTAAGGGGTACCCCACCTATGTGTACCCTCGACCTGTCGGAGTTTTCAAGATAATCTACGTTATCTATAATTCTTGTCTTGTTTTCTGTCCTGTTCGTGAAAGTTTTCACAAAGTCTAGAGAAATCGAACAACCGGAAACATGAGTAATTCTTTGTTGGGGTGAAAGTTTTTTTTGGGGGTCTTCTAGATGCCTGTTTTTAAAGGGTTTTTTGCGTACAAATAATCAAAGTTTTTTTGTCTTTGATGTTGCAATTGTTATTTCTTTTGATAGAGTGAGTATATGGAAAGTATCCATACAGATAGACGAAAAGAGAGAGACATGAAATTTAATTTAACAATAACGGTAGATGTAGATGAAAAGAAGTTTTTCACTAATCCGGACAACGGAAACGATTTCTATGTTTACAGCGACACTCAGAATGGGGAAATACTCCAAGATTTAACACTTCAGGAAATTGTGAAATCTACAGTTGCAACCGATGTACTATTTCCGTTCACTTCAAATTTTAGAGGG